TATCGTCGTGGCATTGGGTCGGTGTCAGGAACCACAGCCAGCCAATTTGAGCCTTTTGCTTCGGGATACTTAAACACTTATATGTTGGTAGCAGGACGTGTGGGAGGACTGGTAAATTATGAAATGTTTGCCAGTTATCAAAAACTAGCAATGGTCATGTTTGGTGGTTTTATAAATTTTACATTCAATCCAACCACAAAGAGACTTGTGGTGGTAAGAAAAATGCCATTCCAGGGTGTTAATCCACCAGCCGAACAGCAAGAATCGGTGCTGTTGTGGATCTACAACAACAAACCCGACCAAATGATTTTAAATGATACCTATGCATTTCCCTGGATACAAGAGTATGCTTACAGTTTCTGCAAGCGCATTTTGGGAGAAGCACGTAGCAAATTTAGCCAAATCGCCGGACCACAGGGCGGAGCCAGTCTAAACGGCGATGCACTCAAGCAAGAAGCCCAGGCCGAAATGGAAAAACTTGAAGAAGAACTCAAAACTTTTGTAGACGGCAGTCAACCACTTACTTGGATCACTGGATAGTTGACGTTGCAACAAAAACATGCTAAAATGCTCTTACTAACACTAAGGGCATTTTTTATGATTATTGGCGTGTGCGGATTTATTGGTTCAGGCAAAGATACTATTGCAGATTATCTAGTGGGATTTCATGGCTATCGCCGAGACAGTTTTGCAGGCACGCTCAAAGATGCTGTGGCTGCTGTGTTTGGTTGGGACAGAGAACTGTTGGAAGGCCGCACTCCTGAAGCCCGTGCCTGGAGAGAACAAGTGGACACCTGGTGGGCAAAACGTTTAGACATGCCCACATTGACCCCGCGTTGGGTGTTGCAGTACTGGGGAACTGATGTGTGTCGTCGAGCATTTCACGACGACATATGGATAGCGGCACTTGAAGCACGGCTGAGTCGTCGAAGTGACAACACTGTGATCAGTGATGTGCGATTTCCCAATGAAATTGCCAGTATTCGTAGTGCCGGCGGAAAAATTGTATGGGTCAAGCGCGGTCCGTTGCCAGAATGGTATGATCTAGCAGTGGAATCCAATACAGGCACTTTTAATCATATGAAAACAGCATACCCTGACATACATGTCAGTGAAACTGCTTGGGTAGGCACCCGATTTGATTATGAAATTGACAACAACGGCACCATTGATGAACTGTACACAAACATTAAAAATCTGGTACTAGTGGCGCCGCCCGCCACGGTAATCGATTAGTGGACAATTCAATTGTGCAGTTGGCGCAGATAGTTTTTAAATTAAACGCACTGGTGTTTTTTAAGTTGCCATCTACATGATACACAAACAACTGTTTGACATGTTTGGCCTTGAAGTTGCATAATTCGCAACGTTCTTTTTTCTTGTAGCCACTCTGAGCCCAGGCCGGAGGTTTAGGCTTTAATTTTTTCCCCACACGTAAACAAGCATCGCACTGACGGCGATAATAAGTCTGTTGACCACGATGACAGTTGATGGCCACTGGTCTAGCATTGCAAGTAGGGCATAATGGTCTAATCATATCTGTATTTAACCGCCAGCGCAATAATAAACCTTAATTAAGGGCACCATTGTGCCCAAAAAACATCACTTCTTAATAAATAACTTTAACATGATATATAAAGGATTATAACCATGGCACTAGTTTCCCCAGGAATTCAAATTTCCATCAACGATCAGAGTCAGTATGTGTCCAACTCAGTTGGATCAGTACCCTTGGTCATATTGGCCACAGCCGAAAACAAAACCTACAATGGTGCTATTTGCGCAGGCACTTCTGCAGCAAATGCCGGCAAACTACAGAGTTTTACCAGTCAGCGTGATCTGGTAACAGCCATGGGCACGCCCACATTCCGCATGAGCAGTGCAGGCACACCTGTACATGCTGGCGAATTAAACGAATATGGATTAATGACAGCCTACAGTGCGTTGGGGCTGGGCAATCAACTGTACGCAATTCGTGCCGACGTTGATCTAGATCAACTGACAGGCACCAGTGTTCGTCCTACCAATCGTCCTGCAGACGGCACACATTGGTTGGATACAGATGCCACAGACTTTGGAATACACAGTTTGAACCGCACTGACGGCGATTTTGACAAAGTTACCCCATTGGTGATCACAAACGCTTCACAAGTTGAAAACGATACTTCTCTAGGTTTTACTATACCAAAACCTAAACAATCCATTGGTGCACTTGGCACGTATGCAGTAGTGGCAGTAACAGTCGCAGGAGCAAATCCTGGCTTTTTACGTCTATGGAAAAAAACTGGCACAGATTCTGTAGCAACCAGTGCCGGTGGCCCTGGCTCTAATGCCTGGGTACTAGTAGGAAGCACAGCCTGGCAGTTGTCTGTACCTGCGGTTACTGGAACCATTGCTGGACCAAATATTACCATCGGAACAACTTTAATTATCAACAGCACCACAGTTACAGCAACAGGTACCACAGTCACTACTCTGGCTCAAGACATCAACACAGCTGCCATCACCGGTGTCAAGGCAGCGGCAGTAGGTACAAAATTGGTGTTGTTCTGCACCAGTTCTGCTGTACAAGGAAGAATTGTAGTGGCCAGTGGTACTATGAACATTGGCACAGTGTTGGGCATTACTCCAGGCACTTATTTTGCACCATTCTTGTTCTACGGCAACTATGCCGAGCAACCCAGTGGCGGCTGGTATACTCAAGATACCGAACCAAGACCAACTGGCAGTGTCTGGTGGAAATTAGGTTCCACTGGCAGCGGAATGAACCTGATTCTATCACGTTACAGTGTAAATACCGGTACATTCCAACCACTGGCAGTGCCAGCATATCAAAATTCCGACAGTGCTGTACTTGGCCTAGATCCTGTAGGCGGCGGTGTAAATATTCCAACAGGTCAGGTAATATCAACTTATCAAGCGGTTGGAACATCCAATGGACTGGGTTTGTATGTGCGTCGAGCAAACACTGTGAGAGAAGGCAATGGAGAAACTATTGCTTTCACTGGAACTCCGGTGGCTTTCACTGCCGGCGAAAGTTTCAGTATTGATGCCACTCAGCCCGGCGGGTCAGACATCCAAGCAGTGATTAGTCTAAGCGACACAACCGCTGCAAGTTTTGTTCAAGACATTTTGGGAGCCAATATTCCCAATGTGACTGCTGCGGTTGAAAGCAATGGTACCATCAGTATTACACACGCCACTGGCGGAGGCATTCGAATGGTTGATGTTACTGGAAATCCATTGACTGACGCTGGTTTTGCCGCAGATGCCGCAGGAAATCCTACCAAAGGATCCGGCTACACTCAAAATACATTAACTGGTATCTACACCATATCTAAATTTGTTCAATTGACCAACAGCACAACACTTAACATCACTGATTCAGCGCCGTATGCTGCTCCAGCAGAGGGCACACTTTGGTATTACAGCAGTGCTGCCGATGTCGACATCATGATCAACACTTCCACAGGTTGGCAAGGTTATCGCCAAGTGGCCAACGACAGTCGCGGATACAACTTGACCAATACCGACGACAATGGTGTTATTGTCAGCGCCACAGAACCACTCACACAGAGTGATGCTAGTACTCTAGTGGCCGGTGATCTTTGGTTAGACAGTAGTGATTTGATCAACTATCCAAAATTGTATCGTTATACTGGCACAACCTGGGCAGCAATTGATGTCACAGATCAAACAACCAACAATGGTATTGTGTTTGCTGATGCACGTTGGGACACCGATGGCACTAGCGATCCAATTGTTGACGATTTGCCAGCCATCACAGATTTGTTAACCAGCAGTTATCTTGATCTAGATGCACCAGATTATCGTTTATACCCACGTGGTATTCTGTTGTTCAACACACGTCGTTCGGGTTACAACGTCAAGCGTTATGTGCCCAACTACTACAACGATGTCAGTTTCCCAGATGTTGGCATCAACAACCTTGGTCTACCAACCAGTCTGCCACAAGAAACCGGTGCTTGGATCAGTGCCAGCGGACTGAACGAAGACGGTAGCATGAAAGCCGGCACAGCCGCTCAGCGAGCCATTGTTGTAGCAGCCATGCAAGGTGCCCTGGACAGCAATTTAGAAATTCGTGAAGACCTGTATCAATTTAACCTGTTGTGTGCTCCTGGATATCCAGAGTTGATTGACAATCTGGTTACATTGAACACAGATCGTGGCGAAACTGCTTTTGTCATTGGTGATACACCCATGACTCTGCCATCCACTTCTACAGCATTAAGCAACTGGAACAGCAATACCACAGGCAACGGATTGTCAACAGCCAGTCCATATTTGGGTGTTTACTACCCAAGTGGGTTGACCACAGACCTCAATGGCAACACCATTGCTGTGCCTCCTAGCCATGCAGTGTTGCGCACATTCTTGTACAGCGATCAAGTTTCGTATCCATGGTTTGCTCCAGCCGGAACACAACGTGGTTTAGTCAGCAACATTCAGGATGTGGGCTATGTTGATGCCAACACAGGTGCATGGACACACAACTCAATTGGACAAGGCTTACGTGACAGTTTGTACACATTAAACATCAATCCTGTGACACAGTTACCAGGAGTTGGTATTGTGGTCTGGGGTCAAGAAACCAAGTCAGGCACCAGCACTGCACGCAACAGAATCAATGTGGTTCGTTTGGAAAACTATCTACGAGTCATATTCAAATCTGTGGCCAATGGATTCTTGTTTGAACCCAACGATCAAGTCACACGTAAATCCATTGCAACTCAAATTGAAACAGCATTGAATGATATTTTGAGCAAGCGTGGTATCTACGACTTCTTGGTAGTGTGTGACAGCACAAACAACACATCCAGTACTATTGCCAACAATCAATTGTATGTGGACGTGGCAATAGAACCAGCACGTGATGTTGAGTTTATTTACATTCCTATCGCGTTGTATAATCCAGGTGCTCTTGCAAGCCTGGGAACATCGTCAACTTAAGAATATAGATAAATAAGAGTATAGGAGAATAACATGGCCGTAGCAAGTTTAAGCAAATTCACAGTTCCATTATCAAACGACCAAAGTGCGTCAAGCCAAGGTCTTTTGATGCCCAAGTTAAAGTATCGCTTTCGTGCAAGTTTTTACAACTTTGGCGTTACAAATGTCACAACAGAACTGACCAAGCAAGTGGTAGATATCAAACGTCCAAACGTGACATTTAGTCCTGTGACCATTGACGTTTACAACTCCAAGGTATATCTACAAGGCAAACCAGAGTGGCAAGAAACCACTGTGAACTTCCGTGATGATGCCACAGGCCAAGTCAGTAAACTGGTTGGCGAACAGATTCAGAAGCAGTTTGACTTCATGGAACAAAGTTCAGCACCTTCGGGCGTGGATTACAAGTTCCGTATGGAATTTGACATCCTAGACGGTGGCAATGGTCAAACAACTCCAGTGATTCTTGAACAATGGGACCTAGAAGGTTGTTTCCTAAGTTCAGTTGACTACGGTGACATGAGTTACGGCAGCAATGATCCTGTGCAAATTGCCATAAACATTCGCTTTGACAATGCTGTACAAACCATTGGCGGCGGCGTTGGTACTACTGTAACATTCCCACGAGGCGACAGCGTCAACTAACCAAGCATAAAATAATCAAACCCGAGCATAAAAACCTCGGGTTTTTTTATGGATAAATATTAGTATGAGCATTAACAAATTCCTTACTCCAGCACGCGAAACAGTTGTTCGAGACTATCGTCACGCGGCTAGAATTTTTACTGATGACAATTTTCGTCTCAGTCCCAAGTATGGATTTTTGTTTTATGTAGAATTTGATTTTAATCCCCTAATAACAAACATTTCAGATCAAAGCCTGCAGTACAGAGGTACTGGCAAAGGTAATGCACCAGCAAGAGAATTGGGCATGCTGGTCAAAAGTGCTACCTTACCAAAATTTACCATTGACACCAAAACACACAATGCTTACAATCGCAAAAACATTGTGCAAAACAGCATCAAATATGATCCTGTGCAGATTGTGTTTCATGATGATCAAAGTGACAACGTAAGAAATTTTTGGTACGACTACTACAGTTTCTTCTTTAGAGATCCTGACTATGCAGACGCTACCTACAACACACCGCACAAGTATCAAAGTCGCTCCAGTTTTGATTGGGGCTACAGTCCTAGGCGTCAGCCGGTAGGTGCCAATCTCAACGGGCACCAGGCCTATCAATACATACAGGCCATAAGAATTTATAGCCTGTACCAAAAGAATTTTTCAGAGTATCAATTGGTCAATCCCACCATTACTGCATTCAAACACGGTGACCATGTCAACGGTGAAACCAGTTTGTTGAGCCATGAGATGACCTTACAGTATGAAACAGTAAAGTATCTCACAGGTTACACCACCGCCAACAATGTGGGTGGATTTATTGACCTGCACTACGACTCTACTCCAAGTCCCATTGCTCCAGTTGATGGCACAGACTTGGTAGATAATGGACAAGGTGGATACAGTCGAGCGCCCGATGGCATCACTGACTTGGCTGGTATAAGTCCTTTGTACACTGATCGAACAGCACCTGTAAATTTTGGCGCTGGTGGCATAGTCATCACCACTGGATCAGCATTTGGTGGACTTTTTGGAGTCGGCACTGCACTGTCCACATCAGGTGGAACAAATATTGGAGGATTCAGTGTGCCCAGTCTAGGCAGTTTGACACAGGGCATAACCAACATGGCACAGGTACAACAACAACTGCAGGCGCAGGCCTCTAACATTGTGGGCGGTGTGGTCAGTAGTGCGGCCAATGGCATTGTGGGTGGATTGGCTGCCGGCTTGGGACCAAACGGCGGAGCCACCGTCAATCTTATCACTGCGGCTATACAAAATCCTCAAGCGGCATTGGCCACTGTTACCAACATGGCCGCAACCTATGCCATGCAACAGGTTGGTTCCTATGTGACCAATCTCACACAACCGTTGATTGACCAAGCATCAGGATTTATCAAAGATCAAATTGGTGATCTAACCAGTACAATCACTGGCGCCTTCAGCGATTTGGCTGCAGAAGCCAGAGCCAGTTTTTATGAAGCCACATTTGACGCAGTAGGTTACAACAACCTGGTTTAAACTATGAACAACCAAATATCTACCGCCACTAACCTAGCACCACCAGACACTTCGCTTGCTGTCAATGATGCTAGAAAGTATTTTAACAATTTTTATTCAGATGTGTTTGAAGTTGGTCCTGCCGATGATGTCATTGTGGCATTTTTTGAAAGCCACACAAAAAATAAAAAATCTGCACGCAACTTGGCCGCTGTGGTTCTGTACACAGCCAAAGCACAAGGACTTGATCCCATGGCGGTTCTGTCAGAATTTCAAAAACTGTCTGCAGGTCAACTCAACGACTACTTGGCAGCATTTTTAAATGCCAACCGAGCGCCCACCAGTAGCATTGGTATCAAGCGCACCACCAATACCAATCCATTGGTTGCCAGAACAGTGTTGATATGAGCAAATACGTACAGGGCAAATTTCAGTTGCAAAATCCTACCAAATATGTAGGCAACAAAACACCCACCTATCGCTCCAGTTGGGAATTGGTGTTCATGCAGTTTTGCGACAACAATCCCAGCATCTTAAACTGGGCCAGCGAAGCGGTACACATCAACTATCGCAATCCCTTGACTGGTAAGAACACTATATATGTGCCTGATTTTTTGATCACCTACGTGGATGCCACAGGTGGGCAACGTGCCGAAGTGGTTGAAGTAAAACCCCGCAAAGAAACCACCTTAGAAGGTGCCAAAAATATCAGAGATCAAGCCGCAGCCATACTCAACATGGCCAAATGGGAAGCCGCCAGAGCATGGTGCCGGGCACACGGACTCACGTTTAGAGTAGTAACTGAAGATATGATTTTCCACCAAGGCCGTAGCAAATAAATATTGCTATGACCAAAAAACTTGAAGCGTTGTTTAACCTACCTAGCCTGGATGCTACCCCAGAAGAAAGTCAGCAGACCATTGCAGAAAATCGTGAACTTATTACCGAAGTAGACCTGGCCATTGACAAAATTGATGCGGCCTTGCCCACAGTCAGAGACCTAGAAACTGGTGACACAGAACTGGATGAACTGGCCAGTTTGGCCAAAAACAAAGCCGAAGATCTAATAGATCTAGGCATGAATGTGGAACCCAGATTTAGCGGAGTTATCTTACAAACAGCCGGTATGTTGTTGGGACACGCTATCACAGCCAAAACAGCCAAACTAGACAAAAAACTACGCATGGTACAACTGCAATTGCAAAAAGCACGCCTGGACCATCAGATTCGAAAAGATGCTGGCACGCCCGAAGAACAAGCCATTGAAGGACAGGGCATGGTGCTGGATCGCAACGAATTACTAAAACAAATATTAAACAAAAAAGTATAAATACTGAATATAGGATTATTACGATGAAACCATTCCAATCATACATCGCTGAATTAAACAAGCCATATGAGTTTCGCATCAAATTGGCCACTGTTAACCCCAAAGGGGAAGTCATGGATCGCATCAAAGCGGCCTTGGAGACTTATCAGTTAGAAAGTGTCAGTGCTGTCAAAAGCCTACCCATTCAAGAACACAGAGAATTTCCACAGTGGGGTCCATGTGAGTGCTGGATGTTTGATATCAAAGTTGCATATCCTACCACAGTACCACAGATTCGCCAAACCATCAAAGAACGTGCTCAACTAAATCCTGATTGGATAGTTGTACGTAACTTGCACGAAGCCGAAGCCACCGAAGAAGCCGAGCAGGTCGGCAAAGATCACACAGGCGCCCTACTAGACGAAACAGAATTAAAAGATGCGCCTGGCGCACAAGAACTAGCAGGTCAAAGTCGCATCAGCAGTTTGATCAAAGAACTAGAAAGTCGCAAATATGAATTTGCCGCTACTGAAAAAACCACTGGCGTGATGTCAACAGAAAGCGTTGGCACTACCAGTCCAGTTGGCACAAACCAAAACAAAGTACACAAGGCAAAAGGAAAGTAAACATGAGCAAGAATTATTCACACGATAACATCTACAGTATTCTAGGCAAACTAGAAGCACTCAAGCCAACACCAGAAGAAAAACGTTTTGCTCTTGTAAAAGAAATCCGCGAAAGTGTTGAAGCACAAGGCAGTATCATTGCTGGAGTTGATTCAGTACAGCAACGTCTTTCAGAACAATTTGCCAAAAGTAAAATTGAAGAGAAGGCAGTTAGCCAGGCTCAACAAAAATTTATGGGCATGGTACACGCTGCACAAAAAGGTTCTAAGGCCGCCAGCCCAGCCGTGGCCAAAGTAGCCAAGTCAATGGGCAAGAAAGATGCCCGAGACTTTGCCGCTACCAAGCACAAAGGTTTGCCACAACGTGTTAGTGAAAAATATGATCCAGTTAAGGCTGTTAAACAATGTGCCAAAGCTGTTATGGACATGAATGGTATTGCCAGTGTTCATGATTTGGATGCTGAAGACATCGAATATATTGGTAGCGAATGCCAAATAAATTATCAAGACGTTTGTGAAATTTTAGGTTGTGAGTTACCCGACAGCTTAGGACCAGTTAAATCATGGGACACAGATGCTCAAGGCAACAAGTTTGATCTAGAAGAAGGCACCTGTAATGAGTGTGGCATGTATGAAAGTAAATGTTCATGCGATCACACCAACGAAGACATGAGCCGTGCTGCCAAAGGCCACGAGAAGTATGGCAAAAAAGG